TCTAAGTAATTCTCAAATTGAACACCTGTTGGGTCAGCCAGTGTTCCAGTATCCACCCCAAACCTTGTACCGTTGTAGTCATCAAATGGAGTCACTTTAAGGCTGTGCAGATGCCCTGTGACGATATTTACACCAGCATTAAGTGTGTTGTTGTGTGTAGCGTGTACACCGCCTTTCCAGCGATGTTTAACCACTGTATTCTCAGTAGGCCAACAAGCCCAACATGGATGCCAAGCAGGGAAATGATCCTTAAGGGAAAACCCTTTGACAAACTCATATTGCGGTGCATTGGCAGCTAGACGATTCTCAAACCTTGCATCGTGGTTTCCAAGTGTCCAAACTAACTGAACATTTGAACGTGTCTTTTTTGCAACATCCTCAATTTCGCCCATTGCAATCTCACAGGCTTTGAGTTCTTGGATTACGGATGGAACTGAGTCCCACCCGATTCTGGGGTACTTACTGATGCTACTTCCATCGAATATGTCACCATTAGCAATAACTGCCACAGGTTTAAATTCTTTAATAGCCCATAAAAGACCCTTAAAGGCTGTCGTATGAACGCTAGGCCAAAAATGAGCATCACTGAAAACAATAACAGTCCCATTTAGTATCCCCAAGTCCTTACGAGCCGCACTGGGTTTGGTAGAAACTCTGGCTTTTGGAACTGATGAGGGTAAAGATTCCCCATATTTCATTTCCATTGTTCTTCTGCGCCTATGAATATTTCTTACATCCATGCCTGTTGATCTAGACATTTCAGCGGCACTACTATTATTATTTTTCCAAAGCTCTATAAACTCTTTATCAGTTAGCTTTAACATATATGCGCCTCATGAAAACCTCAATATTGACGCATATTTATGACGATTTGCTGAACTATGCTATTAAACCATTCAGATAAGTAGTCTTACCCGCAATTTTGGTAGCGGTCAACTCTTGTTTCTTTAGGTTGTTTGGGTCATAGCTGACATGAACCCAACCTGAGTTTGGCTGACCTTGGGTGTAGAACTCTAAGATCAATTGGGTGTAGTCAAGGTTATCCATGATCCACTGTGCCAGATCGGGATTGGCAATACCATCAATCTCAATGTCAGCGGCTTGACCTTTGCAATGATCTGATGTCTTACTGCCTCCAACAGCCGCATTAGACTCAGGACTACGATAACCAGAGTTAACAGTCACCGACTTGCCAAAGTGCTCACGCACAGGTTGCAGAACATTCTCACACAACAGTTTGAGATTCTCAATGGTTGCCTCATCAGGTGTATTGTCCAGACCCAAGCGGGTGGCAGTGTCTGACTTGGTGAGTTCTTTGAGGGTGAAGTTAGCTGACAGGTTCATGGTTTTCCTTTCAAGGTTTGGTAGGCTGCGTTGTAGGCATCGATACAGGCATTGAGTTGTCTGGTGTTGCTGTCTCCTTGGTCTGTGATGGAGATAAGAGATTTAGCAATCGTTGGGTCAAGTTCGGCTGTTGCTTGAACGCTATCTCCGCTGGCAGTGGTGGTATCTGTGGCGGTTGATATGGGGCAACTGGTTTTTGTAAGAACCCGCAACTTGAGGATGCCAGAATCAATATCAGCATTGCGCTTTTGTTGAGCCAGTTTTGCATCTTGGTTTGCTTTCTGAAGTTTGTTTGATTGAGTCTGGATTGTTGATATAAGGATTTGTTCCTTCTGCCTAGCCTCTGCATTAAGGGCAGCTATCTCAAGTTGCTGACGAATCACCTCGTCATGTTTGCCCTTAAAGTAGCCACCGCCAAAGGATGAGCTAATGGCTATCAAGATACTCAACAGTACCCAAGGATTAAACAGACTCATGGTGTTGGAGGCTCGTCATTATCACTGGCATCAGCCTTGGCTATCGCCTTGGCACTTGCTGAGACAGCAGAACGACCAGCGACACCGCCAAGAACACCAGTGATGAAGACCATGATGGTGTTGATCTGTTGGGTGTAAACCTTGTCGATTGCCGCCATGCCTGACATTGGTTGAGTCACGAATGAAACGCTATACAAGAACATAGCCACAGACCCAAGGAGGATCATCGTTAAGGAGAAGATGACAATAGCCCAAATTCGGACTTCGATCTCTTCAGCAGTCATGCGGTTACTTGGTTTATATCCTACTGTTGGCATTACTTTTTCTCCTGTTCAGGTTTGACGAGTTGCTCTGGACAAGTACCTGTAGCGGTACAGATTGGGGGTTTACATTCAGCATTTTGCCAATTCTGAGGGTCTTGGCACTTATATCTAAAGCGGTCTTCGCACCCTGTCAAAAACAGGATTGTCACCAATAGACTCAGGCTCTTTACGATCTTTATCACGCTGTTTCCTTTCAATGCGTTGCTCAATCTTTTCAAGTTTCTCTAAGGCACGTTTGGTTTCAATTTTTGCATCCAGAATATCCAGATACAACATTGCACCCAAGGGGAGCATCAAGGCTACAAGAACACAACAAGCAATCCAACCCATTATCTCTTCCCCAATTGGCTCACGAACACGAACCATAGCCACAGGTACAGGAGGAATATAAAAGTCACTGTTAGATACCCTAGCTTTAGCTGGAAGTTTCTTTGCTCCTCCTTGCGTTGCCATTGCTCTTGCCTCTTCTTAGCCTCTTCCATTAACCTTGCTTGGGTCTGCTCCTCCTCAATCTTGTCCTTCATGTCGTAAACCGAACTGTATAAAGCACCCATCTCAGGGGGGGCTGAATATACAAGGCATTCACGAATCTGAACTACTAACCTGTCCATCTCCTGTTGTGCCATCACCCGCTTTAGCGCAGACTCCATGTGGTTCTGGTTAGGGTCGTAGACTGTCAGACTCTTTTCTTCTTCTTCCCTTATGTGTGCCGCTAACTGTTCCTGAAGTTTGAAGAACTCGGTTAAGTTCTTAACTATGTCTATCTTGATTTGAGTTTCGTCAACACTGACATACTCCGACTTTTTAGACTTAGCCACAGGCTTTGCAACTTGAGGCTTTGAGCTACCAGCAAAGAACTTGCGGAACTTACTCCAGAAACCGCCAAGTTCCTTGCCGATAGCCACAACCTCATCAGCAGTTCTTTTGACTTGAACAAACTGCTCTTTAGCTTGCTTATAAAGGTCAACACCTTGCTGAATCTGCTTGACCAGACCAGCCGCCATGAGGCAAATCGTGATTGGATCAATTTCAGTCTCCTAAGATACCTGTGGCAGTTCCAACACCAGCAGCACCAGACAACAATCCTGTTCTTGGGGCTTTGACTCTACGATTCAACTCAGCAAGAATTGCTCGTTGCTCTATCGGGTCGGCACTGAACAGTTTCTTTTGTAGCATCTCTGATGACTCGCTACTGATGCCCTTTGATCTGGCAAGCAATGATGAGCCAGCGGCTTTCATCAATCCAAATACATTACCAGATGCCGCTGATTCAGCAATACCCGCAAGTTCTCTGGCTTGATCTGTACTAGTCATGCGTTCACCAGTTGGAGAACCGCCAATGATCTTTTTCGCAGTTTTGCTTTGCTCTGTCAGACCTTTCACATACTGAGAAAACTCATTGTATTTAGCTTGGTCATCAAAGGCATAGCGGAGCAATAATTTCTGGTTGTCTGACTTGAATATCTGACGAGAAAAGTCACCGCCTTTGAAGTTTCCAACCCGATCATTGATGTCTGCCATCATGCCAAGTCTGAAAGCCTCTTTCTCATCAGGATTCATTGCTTTAATTTTTGCAGCCGCCTCTTTGGGATCAAGTTGTTGATATTTCTGACCCATCTCAAACGAGTTCTTAATGCGTGAGGCATCAGCAAATTCAGCGTTAGCAAGTCTGTAATCATCATTCAATGCCTTGATTTTGTCGTTGAATTCATTCTTGACATTAATAACATCACGACCATAACCACTGACCTTTCCTGTCACTGCATCAGTTTCTTTATCGATAACCCGATCCAGACCAATCTTGATCTGGTGGAGTATGTCTGTAGGAACTGACTGAGCATTACGAATAGCATCAAGAGGCGGTAATGTGTCACCTTTAACGGCAGCTCGTTTTTGAGCTTCTTTATAAGCATCAATAAATACTGGTCTGTCTACATATGTTCTAAATGGCTTTGCATCAATGGCAAGACTATAAGCATTTGGGTATGCCGTACTAGCTTTTGCTGATTGAGACTCAACAAGTGCATTCAGGTACTCGTAACCATTGACATCTTTAGCCAATCCCGCTTTCTCAACCAATCCCTTGACAATATCGTTAGGTTGGTCAATCAGACGACTCTCAAGGAATTTCTCTGTAGAACCTTTGGCTTTGGACTGCACAACATAAGCGTTATATGCAAGGTTCTTTAGGTTTGCGCCTAAGTCTGCAATGACAGGATTAGGAACACCAATTCTTCTCAACTCATCAAGTGCTTGTTGAGCTTCTTGAGGAGTCAAATTGTCCTTTTGCATATAACTGGAAAGCATCTTCGAGGCGGCTGTTGCTTGGTCACCAATGCCAGCAGAGTTCAGCACATTCTTGATAATCGTGCCAGCCTTATCAATCACGATAGGAACAGTACCACCCAGAACACCACCAAAAATAGCACCTTTAGCAGCCTCAGTACCAGCATCTTTCTCTGCATAGCCATATCCTGCCAATGCACCAGTTGCCATCCCTGCGCCAGTAGTGCGTAAGACTTGACCTCCCAAACCTTCACCACCAGTAATCAATGATCTAACTTCTGGTGCAAGTGGAGCAACCACTTTACCCATAAAACCCAAAGGCACAGCAAATCCACCAGCCAATTCAGCAGGAGTCTTAACAGCAGGGAAATCCTCACCAAATTGTTTTTGCTGACCTCGTAGCTGGTCACGCAACTTTACATACTCATCGCTACTGATTGAGCCTGTGCGTAATGCCGCCTCCAGTTCATCCAAGTTGCCAAAGGTTGCACCCTGACCTAAAGACCTTGCAGTCTCGACCAGAGGGTTATAAGTTACTTTAGGCGCAAAGGTTGACTGAATAGCAGCAGCATTCTTTGCTTCAACATCTTCAGCCAGTGGATGAGTTTTGTAATCTGTTGCCATTATGGTTTTACCCTTCTGTTTCCTTCTGGATCAATGTAAACTGTTTTCGGTGGCAATCTGTCAACATCTCGTTGCGTAAATGTGTGAGGGATAAGTTTTATGGGTTCAATTGTGATGTCTGGTGGTGGAAGACCCATATTTGATCTTCTTCTTTCAAGTGAAGTCTTAGCATCCGCAACTTTTTGAGCATTGATTTCAGTAAGTTTATAGATTGCTTTGGCTGCATCCACAGCAGACTCAGCACTTTGCAATTCTTTGATTGAACGCTGTGCATCACCTTCTGTTTGAGTGCCTTTGTTAAGACGCAAAGAATCATTGACCAAACGAGTCTTAAATCTTTCAAAATCATTTCTAGCAATGACATCAGGATCATTTGAACCAAATGCACTCCTAGCCGCAATGGATGCACGATCTTTCAAGCCAAACTTAATCTCACCAGATTTGATCCTGTTCACATAGTCATAAGACTCAGTAGCCAGATTCTTTGCCTCATCTGCTTGAGTAAAGTTTGCTTCCTCTTCTTTCTTGATTGCTAAGATTTTTTTGTCATTTACTTGTTGTGTTTTTTCTTCAGCCTTACGAGCCGCCTCATCATTCTTGAATTGTTGGTTGAAGTTAGCCTGTTGTTTTGCAAGTGCTGCTTGAGCCTGCGCCAATGCTAAGTATTGCTGAGAATTCTGCAATCCTTGAGCCTTAAAGCTATTCATCATGTCTTGTTGAGTCTTAATCGTTTGCTGATTTTGCTCAAACTGCTGAACTCTTTGCGTCATATCAGTCAATTCTTTGACCTTGACATCAAGTTTCTCAGGATCAATCATCCCTTTAGCAAGACTATTTGAGTATTGCATTGCAAGAGTTTTGACATTCGCAGGAATAGTTGGGTCTTGCGTAAATATTTTAAATGGGTCTTCCTCAACTGCACCCATAGCACCAATCCTACGCAAATCAGGAATGACTTTAGCAAGTTGAGATATTGCGGCTTGACCTTGAGGAAATGACATCAATTGAGCTTTAACTTGTTCATTGATACTTCCATCAGGGTTCTTGATCTGACCAATTAACTGCTGTGCTTGCGCCTCCAAACCTCTGGCTTGCATACCCAAGCCTCGCTGAGTCAGATAGTCTTCAGTCTTGAACTGATTGATCTGTTGCTCTTGGAATTGTTGCTTGGCTCTCATCATCTCATTACGCAACAAGAAAGCAGCCTCTTGGTCACCAGTTTGCAAAGCAGTTTGAATTGCTGGCGCATAACTATCTGGGTTGCTTGGATCAATCATGCCAAGCAATTGCTGACGCTGAGTAATCTTTTGTAACTGTGGATCAACACCACCTAAAGCACCACCAATGGCATTGCCAAGCAATTGACCACCACGATAAAAGCCATACTGTGCTTGAGTTTGTGGATTAGCTTGAGCATATTGCAATGCTTGAGCTTGTTGAGCCTGTTGTTGAGCAGATTTGTACTGCTCAGGAGTCATAAAAAGTCCACCAATATCTGTTGCCATGATTATCTGCCCCATGTTGCAAATGGATTTTGAGTCAAGTTACCTGATGGTACTGATGACATACTTGGTAAATTAAAGTTTTGCCACCAATCTTTTAAGACACCACCAGCCGCATTGCCAAACTTCTCATTCCCTGCCAAACCTTGCAATGCTCCACCAAAACCACTTGTTTGATTTGCGCTTTGAATTGTTTGAGCAGCACCCAGACCACCTAACAGCAAGTCTCTGCCTACATTAGCACCAGCAGTAGATGCTTGACCACCTAATGATGCGCCTAATGTCAATGGTTGTTGACCAAGTTGCTCAATGGTTTGCCCTGCACCCAAATAGGTAGTAAATGGGTTCAATGCACCAACCTGACCAGCCTGATACTGACCAAGCAAACCAGCACCTTGACCAAGCAATCCTGTGCCAAATGCTACATTCTGCTGACCAGCTTGTTGAGCCTGAGCCGCCAACTGAGCATCTTGTTGTGCCAATGCGTTGTAGTAAGCCTCCATCTCAGGAGAAGCAGCACCTAAGCCACCAGTACCACTTGGTCTAGTACCTGTCGCACCTACAGACAATCCACTACGACCTTGTTGGTACAAAGTGTTTTGTAGTTGAGCTAATTGACGCTCACGACCCGGTGCAAGCAAATCTTGTTGTTGCTGAATATATTGCGCTGCAACATCT